TTACCTACTAAATCGGAATTAGTTTTACTAGCAACTAGAGTTGCCATGTAGGTAGTTTTCTTTCCTAGTTTTTGTTCTTTTATATTTACAATTTGTAGTAGTTTGTGAGGAGTTGTTTTGTACCAATCAGGAGTTTCTCCTACTGCAATTGGTGCGCCAATCCCTTCGTAAACAGGCTTCATATGTGTAATTAAAAATCTATTAGTTCTTAGTGCTACAAACGGATTAATGATTCTATCATAAACCTTATTTCTAACTTTCCAATCTAAAGGACTTACTCTTACTGTATCTGAATCTTGTATTACAGAGCCACTTCTTGCTGCATTTTTTACTAATGATTTACGAAGTACATCACTAGAACCTTCGTAGATTTTATCTACTCCATCTAAAATTACGGCTTTTACGTTTCCTTCTTTAATTTGTTCTTCTAACATTTTAATCCAAGTAGAACAGTTGTGAAACGTTTCGTCCCAATTCATTGAACCGTCTTCATTCCAAACATTAGGAACAAATACTTCTATGTCTTTATCTCTATTCCAAGCAGAATCCCAAGTTGGTGTAGAACCATCGTCTAAGTCTAGTATCTTAACTTTCATACCTTTCTTTATTTCTTCTTCAGTTCTACAATCCATTGCTAAACCGGACTTACCGACTTTAGGATTGCCTGTAATTCCTAAGAGCAAAAACTCTTTTTCTCTATCCATTCTATCTTTTATTTGTTGCATTATTATTTTCTTTCTTTCTTCATAACTCATTGTCATTCTTATCACCATTTATATTATAATTAAAGAGATTTGTTATATCATCTAAATCTTCTTCTTCTACTACTATTCTTATTTCTTTACCTGAAGAAAAGTGGAACTTAACCCAGTATTCTCCTGTAACATCATTTAGTTTTCTTGTAGTAAAATCTACTTTACTAACATTAAACCAGTAACT